TTACTGGTCTTCATGTAATTTCAAATGAACCATTAATTCAAAAGAATCTAGTTTTTGTTCTTTAGACTTATAATAAATTGCTTTATCAATTACAGATTTTAGGAGTTTATTTTTTCCAAGGGAATCTGAATCATGGTAAAGTGATAACACAGTTTTAATATCTTCTATTATTTTAGCATTGTCTTTTTTAACTGAATTTAATTTATTTTTTACTGTCTTAATTGAATCTTTAATTTCTTCAGTTCTTGAACTTATATTGTTGGACCTTTCAATAAATGTATCTTCATCATATATTCCTCGTTCTAGTAAATCATATAACTTATTTTTTTGCTTACTCAATTCTTTTAATTCGGTTTCTAAGCCTTTTAATACTCGCTTTTGAAATTCTATATTACTGTCCTTATTATTTTTATCTAAGTCTATATCAGATGCCTTTAATTGATATTTTTTTACAGTGTCTTCCAATGATTTTAAAATGGCAGCTTCAATAAATTCAAAGCGAGAACTTTTATTACAACCAGGATGATAACAAATTATATAGTCGTGGTCTGCATATGGTCTATATACTAATGGTCTACCACAATTCTTGCAGATTACTATTCCTGCAAGTGGATTTTTTATTTGATTACCATAGCTGACATGACCATTTTTTTTAAGTATATTTTGAGCCTTTTTCCATGTTATTTCACTTATTAAAGGTTCATGCTTTCCTTTTGCCTCAATCCATTCATCTTTAGGTCTTAGTTTAACTGTTTTTATTTTATTTGGATTTTTAGATTTTTTGTAGTCCTTTTTTTGCCACTGAATGTAGCCACAGTAAACCTTATTTTTTATTATATTTGTAATTGCAGAATTGTACCAATTAGCACCTGTAGCAGTTTTAATGCCTAAGTTATTTAGGTATTTTGATATTTTACTACAACCCATATCTTCATTAATATATAAGTCAAAGATAGTCCTAACGATATCGGCATCTTTATTTGGTACAAGTATTCTTTCTTTTCTACCAGTTGTTACAGCATCATATCCAAATGGAGCAGAAGTTCCTATGAAATTACCTTCTTCAACTGATTTTACTCTACCTCGTTGCATTCTTCTTGAGATTAGTTTCAGTTCTTTTCTAGCCATGAATGCTTCAAATTCTGAGTATTCTTCGTCAAACTCATCTGTTAGGTCGTATGTTTTTCTAGGTGTTATAATTTTGGTTTTGCTTTCTTTGAAAGTTTCTAATATGATACCTTGGTCTTTCATATCTCCACGACCAAGTCTGTCTAAGTCCATTACTAGAACTGCATCATATTTATTTTCTTCAACTTCTTTTAGAAGTTCAAGCATTTTGGGTCTATGTATTATACTTTCACCAGAAACTAATTCTTCTTTTATCTCAATTACATCTAAGTTTTGTTCTTTTGCTAGTTTTAATAGAGTAGATTTATGTCTACTTAAAGTTTCAAATTCTCCTTGTTTTTCTGCTTCTTCATCAGCACGAGATTTTCTTAAGTATATAGCAATGCTCATAATAAGTAATCACACTCCTTAGGTACTATTATATATTATAATTTAGAGTTTTAATAATATTTTTATAAAAATATGAATATAAGTACATTTTTATATGTACTTATATGAATTATAATAGAATTTAAACAGGTGTTTTTAATTATATAATTTACCAATATGTGTTATAATAATTTTAGCAAGAAGATTTAACTTACAATCTATAGAGTGGAGTTCATGTACAAAAGATTATCCTTCCAACGATTCAAAGGGAGGTGAGTTCATGGATAACTTTTTGTTTAATGTTTTAGCTAGTTTAACAGCTAGTGTGGTAGTTTACTTAATCAGTAAACTATTCAAAAAAGCAAAAAGCCACTCTCGCACAAAGAGTGACTTACGAGTTGAATTTAAATTTATATTTAAATCCAAAAATAAACTCTGTTTATGAGGAACTCCACTCTAACGCAAAATAGATTGTAGTTCTTCTTGCTTTTATTATACCACAAAAAATTATAAATAAAACTGTTGTTTATAAAAAATGTAAAGTAAAATTTTTTATAAACAATGATAAAAATTTTATTATAGAGCTATTAACTTATGAAATATTTATAAATGAGTAGACACTTTTTTACTTAAGATTTATTGTTTATATAAAAAAACGGTAAAATATGTAAGTTTTATATGTTATAATAATTGTAGCAAGGATAATAATCGAAAGTGCGAAGGGTGATTATTTTCATATTAAACGCCAAATTCCAAATAAGGAAGGAGGTGAAATTATATGATAGTTTTTTTATTAAGCATACTAGCTGGTGTTATATCAGCTTATATTTATGACAAAATAAAAAATCACCCAAACGCCAATAAGGGTGATTTAAAAAAATAATATTTTCACTTAACAACTGAAAATAATCACTCTTTGTAGGAGTAAATTATTTCCTTGCTTTTATTATACCACAAATTGGTACAGATATTCAAAAATAATATATTTATGATATAATAAAAATATAGAAGCTTTGCAGTGAGCGGTATTTGTGATAAAATATGGCTTAACACTTGAAATGTAAGGCATTGAGAACATGTGATAAATGTTATCAATTGCACTACTCATGGTTCACTGCAAATTTAAGAGAGTTGTATAGATGTAAGTATTGAAAATACTCAATTTATTTTGGGTTTTTATATTAACTAAGTGGTATGCAAATTTTAAAACTAGCTCTTCTGTACTAACACATACATAAAGTGCTACTCTTAACAACATTTTACCTTCCCCCTTATTGTATATTTAAGAGCAGCTGAACGGCTCTTAAATATACTATGAATTGTTACAAAAAATTTGCATTCATAATACTAAATCTTGGCTCAAAAAATATCACATAATTATCTAGAGTGGCTGAAAAACCATATTTACTTTTATAACATTCTAAGGCTTCATTTAGAAACTTTTCAGTTACATCAAGGTATTCTGTCATTTCAGATATAGTCTTACAACCAGCATTAAAACTATCTATTATGCCTTTAAGACCAATTAACTTATTATAAGCCATTAATCTAGCTTTATATTCTTGTTTACTATTTTCAATTTTATTTAAGTCTAAAATATTGCCATATGAAGTATAATGATGCCCTAGTTCTTCTGCTAACACACAAGCTTTTTCACTCATATTATTAAGTGTATTTTTATTTAAAGCTATTCTATTATTTTTATATAATCCATGAGAATTTGAAATTAAAGAAACTTCTCTAACAATAATATTATTATCATCTGCTTCAGAGAGTAACTTTTCATAACTATTCATAAGTTCACCTACCTATTTTACCAATTATCCATATCATCTAAATCTTGATATATTTTTTCAATTTCTCCTTCTTCATGTAAATGTTCATTGTGTGCTGCTATTGTATCTATATTAAAAGTAGATTTATTGGGAAATTTACGTCTTTTATTGATTAACTCTGATATCTTGAATTTTATGAAAAAATCAGTAGTATTTTGTAAATCTTCCAAATCATTTACTTCTAACTCATATTCTGCGTTTTTTGTTTTTAAAATTACATATCCTTCTGAAACACAAATTATTTCAACACCTATTTTTTTTAAATAATCGTAAAATAGCACTTCTTTAGAAATTTTAAATGTATCTAATTTTTCATCCCAACCCATAAGGTAAGATGGAGATACATCAAGGGCTTTCGCAAATTCTTTTAATTTATCTATATCTAGCTTTTTAATGTCTCCATCTTCATATCTTTTAATTGTAGTCTCATGTAAATTAATTTTTTTCCCTAATTCAGCTCTAGTAAGTTTTAAATCTTTTCTTACTTTAAAAAGTTTTTTTCCAACATCTTTATTAAAGTTATCATCATTCATAATATTTACCTCTTTTAACTAATTATTTAATTGTAATATTATATTATTCTTTAATGTTGTGCAAGTAAATCTTGATAAAAAATAAAAAAACTTGCGAAAACGCAAAAAATAAGAAGCTATTATAAAAAACTAGGGAGGTAGAAATTATGAGTAATAATTTACAAGTATTTAAAAATAGTGATTTTGGAGAAATAAGGGTTATAGAATTAAATGGAGAGCCTTGGTTTGTTGGTAAAGATGTGGCAGAGACATTAGGATATAAAGATACATCTGATGCTTTAAAAAGACATGTTGATGATGAAGATAAAGGGGTAGGTGAAATACCGACTCCTGGGGGTAATCAAAATATGAAAATAATTAATGAAAGTGGTCTTTATTCTTTAATATTAAGTTCTAAGTTATCAACTGCTAAAAAATTTAAACATTGGGTAACGAGAGATGTATTACCATCAATAAGAAAAACAGGTACATACAGCACTAAATCTAAAGATATTAAAGATGAATCAGAAATAAAATATATGAATGCTCAAGCAAGATTAAAAAATGCAAGAGCAAGAGAAGCAAAAATATACTTAGAACTAGCTGATAAAGTGGATATAAAAGAATATAAACAGATTATGTATTCAAAAACTACTGAATTAATTTCTGGAGAAGCATTAATACCATTACCTAAGATGGATAAAAAAACTTATTCAGCTACGGAGATAGGTAAGATGTTAGGTATCTCAGCTAATAAAGTTGGAGGATTAGCAAATGCTTACAATCTAAAAACAGAAGAATATGGTATTAAAGTGTGGGATAAGGCTAAACATTCAAATAAACAAGTACCTAATTTTAGATATTATGAGAATGTAATACCAATTCTAGAAAAAACTTTAAGTAGTTTTGAAAATTAAATTCAGAAGTTGCTAAGTACAACTTTAGAAACTTAAATTTAAGGAGGAATAAGAAAATGAAAGAAAATAACAGAATAGTAAGTGTTGGAACTGAAAGTGAGATAGATTTAACAGTTAAGGAATTGAATATGATAGATGATTTCAAGAAAATTATAAATGGTGTTAACAATGAAATAGCTAATGATTATTCTATTTTAGAAATGGATAGAGATATTTTAGAGAAAATTGCATTAAGTACAGCTTTGAACTATAAGAAAATGAATTTTGAACACTTATAGATGGATGAAAAATTCTTTGATGATTTTACTTTTAAATTTATGTTAAAGTTCTTTGGTGATATAGAAGAATATGAATTAATAAAATATCTTAATTATGTAGCAGAAGAAAGTAACGAATTGAGTGATAGAGAAAGGATATTTTATAAAATAGTAGATACACTTGATACAATAGCTGATATTAAAATATCAGACCAAAATAAGATAGAAAAAGAAGTAGGTATGTGCATTGGTGAAGATAATTATATAGCTTATTGTATAGATGAAGACTTAATAAAATTTTACATTAAAGATGAAGAAGAACTAGTTATAAATAAAAATAGTCCTCTGCTATATATGTTAGACACACTATTTTATGAAGTACATGAAGAGTAAAAATTGCAATAATTAAATAAGTATGAGACAAGTTTATGAGCTCATATTTTATAACAAGGGGTGATGTTATGAAAATACTACAACAGTTTAAACCATACAAATATGATGAAGAAAAAAACATAGAATATGATGAAAAAATTATAGCTAATCAAAACACAGAAGTTTATATAGTATATCCACGTATATCTGATGAAGAGAACAGGAGAAGATGGAAAGAGTTTGATGAAGTAGCCAAAGAAGTAGCTATTAATATAGCAATGAAGAAAGCTGAGACAGTAGAAAGTTAAGAAAGTAGAGAAGTTGCTAATACTTAGCACTTTCTCATAGAAGAAAATTGGACAACTATTTTTAAACAACTAGGAATAAATAAGCGATAGTATGTTTGAAAGAAGGTGGTGAAATTGCTTAGTCTTGATATTAGTAAGAAAAATGTGATGACTCTTAAAAAAGATGGTAAGTTTTTAGCAGATATAGTATTTAAGGACATTAAAACTGGTAAAAAAATATCAGTTGGAACATTAAATAAAAAAAGTGCTGGTCAAAGTAACCAACACAACAAATAAAAAAAACATATGAAAATTATAACATAAAAAGGAGAGATTTAAAATGGTTGAAGTTAATATAAAAATAAAAGGTGAAGCAAGTGAAATAATTGATTCAATTAGAGCTATATTTAATAGCTTTGGTGAAGAGTCAATGACAGAGATAAAAGCAGAGCAAGAATATACAGGAAGATACTCAAAAAGAGTATGATGATTTAATTCCTAATAATCAAGATGGTGTTATAGATGAAACATAAAGATTATTGGAGGAAGAGATTTGAACAATTAGAAGAAGCTCAAAATAACAAAAGTATAAAATATTATCTTGAATTAGAAAAACAATATAAATTAGCTATGTCTAGTATAGAAAAAGATATATTAGCATGGTATAACAGATTTGCCAAAAATGAAGGAATATCTTTATTAGAAGCTAAGAAACTGCTGAATACAAGAGAACTAGAAGAGTTTAAGTGGAGTGTCGAAGAATATATTAAATATGGTAAAGAAAATGCTATAAATCAAAAGTGGATGAAAGAGTTAGAAAATGCTAGTGCAAGAGTTCATATAACAAGGCTTGAAGCTTTAAAGTTACAAATACAGCAACAAGTAGAAGTTCTCTATGGAAATGAACTTGATGGTATTGATAAACTAATGAGAGATATTTATACAAGTGGATATTATCATACAGCTTTTAATGTTCAACAAGGAGTAAACGTTGGTTGGAGTTTAATGAGTCTTGATACTAATAGAATAAATAAAATTATCTCTAAACCATGGGCAACAGATGGATTAAACTTTAGTGAAAGAATTTGGGGTAAGCATAGACCTACTTTAGTAAATGAACTACATACTAAGCTAACTCAATCAATTATTAGAGGTGAAAATCCAAAAAATTTAGTAAATGACTTTGCTAAAAGATTTAATGTATCTAAATCACAAGCTAAGAATTTGATAATGACTGAATCAGCTTTCTTTGCATCAGCAAGTAGAAAAGATTGTTTTAATGATTTAGATGTAGAGAAATATGAGATTATTGCTACATTAGATTTAAGAACTTCAAATATATGCAGAGAGTTAGATGGAAAAGTATTTGATATGAAAGATTATCAAGTTGGAATAACAGCTCCACCATTTCATTGTCGTTGTAGGACAACAACAGCTCCTTGGTTCGAGGATGAAGAAGGCTATAGAGCAGCAAGAGGAGAAGATGGAAAAACATATTATGTACCATCTAGTATGAAGTATAATGAGTGGTATGAGAAACATATAGAGGGTAGACTTGGAAAAGAAAAAGCTGATACCCTTAGAAAAATGCAACTAAATGAGAGTAAAGATAGAAAACAATTTGAAGAATATAAAAAGGTATTAGGAAATGAAATACCTTCTAAATTTGATGAATATCAACATATGAAGTATAATGATACTATAAGGTATGAGGAAGCTAAAAAGCTTTATAAGGATGTAAATTGGCAAGTTAAGAATCAGAGAAATTTAACTAGTGGAAGTGTTCATTCAGTGCCATTTGAATCAAAACCAAATAGTGTATTTGATAATTACAAAGATGGTAAATTAATTCAAAGAAGATACTATGGTAATACAGGAAAACCTAGATTAGATTTAGACTTAACTGACCATAGAAACCCAAAGCAACATAAAATTGTACCTCATAAACATGATTGGTTAGCTGACGAAAATAACCATGATAAGGTAAAAAGAGAGAAGGATATGGAGCTTACAAAAGCTCATAAAATAGCTAACAAAGATATTTTGAAAGGAGAATAAAATGGATAATAAATTTAAGAATTTACAACATTTAATTGATTCTATTGATTTAGGATTAGATATAGAATTTGACTTATATAATAAACCATATAATATATCTATTGGAGATGATGATACAAGGTTTATTACTCTTTGCCCTAATGGAGATACAAAGTATTATAAAAATGGTAAGGATATGGTTGATAATTACAACATTGATGGTAAATTACTAAAGAATTTATGGAAAGATATACAAATAGTAAATATGTAAAAGCACTTGCTAAATGATAAATTAGTAGGTGCTTTTATTATGTAAAAATTTATTGAGAGGGTGATTTGAAATGCTTAAATTATATATTTTATCAATAATTGTGTTTTGTACAGGGCTTTATTTATTCAACATGAAGGTTGATAGTAATGAGGAATTAATTGAATTACTTAAAAGTAAGAATATCAGAAGAAGAAAAAAATATAATTTTATTTTCCCAGCGTTATTTCCACTGCTTAATTTTATTTTAGGTGTGATACTGATACTATTTTCTTTACTAGTTAGCAATGAAGATATGATTAAAAATTTAAAGGGGGATAAATAATATGGCTAAGTTTAAAAAGAAAGCAGTTGAAGTGGAAGCTTTCAAATGGATATTAGGAAGTCCTAATACTCCCATATGGTTTTATCAAGCTTTCGAGAAGGGAACTATATGGCTTGATGAATCTTTAAACTCTATGAATCGTAAAGGTGAAGTAAAGAAAACTATCTGTATAAAATATAAAAATGGAGTTATTAGGGCAACTAATGGAGATTGGATTATAAAAGATAGTGAAGGTAAAATTTATTCTTGTACATGTAATGAATTTGAAAAGTATTATGAGGATTTGGATAATGAAACAAAGATTTCTAATGGAGGATTGGAATGTTTAAGAGAGATAGCATTAAAAGATGTGAATTTTAAATTTGAACTCACAGGAATTAAGGAGGAAAAATAAATGTTTTATCTGTTGTTACAAGTAATAAGTATATGTTTAAGTATTACAGTGTTTATGTATGTTACAGGTAATATAGTCTTCAAAATCTATCTTAAGAGTTTGAGAAAAGAATATGAGTCTAATATAAATAAAGTTTCTGATGAAATTTTAAAGAGAGTAAGAGAAGAATTAAATAAATCATTAGATGAAAGTCTTTAAAAGGCTTTTTTTATTATGTAATAATGAAAGGAGGTTTCTGTTATTGAAAGAATATATGATTTGGTTTAAAAGTGGCAATAGCATATCTGGAGTAGCAGATGAAGATGTTGCTGATAAGTTAATGCAGGATTTTATTGAAGTTGACTCAGATTGTAGGTATTTGAAAGGGTATTTAGATGAAGATGGAACAACTGTAATAGATTTATCACAAATAGAAGCTATATCAATAAATAATTGTAGTGAGAATAATAATATTGGTTTTAGTAAGTCCTAACAAGGGCTTTTTTATTTTCTAAAAATGAAAGGAGAATTAAATAAAATGAAAAAAGGTGAACTAATTGCACTAGGTCTTAGTGAAGAAGATGCAAAGAAAGTAGAAGCTGAATCATTAAAAGAATTAGAAAATTATATTAATAAAATTGAGTATGAAAAGGTAAAAGAGGAACTAAAAGCCTCTAAAGAAGCAATTGAAGGTTTTAAGGATGGAATGACAAAAGAGCAGATTGAAGAGCTTAAAAAAGGCTATGAGACTAAATTAACTGCAAAAGATGAAGAATATCAAAAGAAATTAAAGGAAAAAGAACAAAAAGAGTTTGATATGGCGTTAGAAAATGAACTTATTAAACTTAATGTTCATAGCACTAAAGCAGCAAAAGCAGAGCTTGATTTAGAAAAAATAAAATATGAAAATGGTACTTTTACAGGACTAAAGGAACAGACTGATAATTGGGCAACTCAGAAGTCTTTCTTAATAAAAACTGGAGGTACTAAGACAAATTACATTCCTGACAATGGCAATAAAAATACATTAAGTAGAGCTGAAAATATTGCTAAAGAAAAAAATGAGGAAGGTTCTAAAAATCCATATGCTGACGCATGGAGTATAAAATAAAAAGGAGGATAAAGTATGTATTTTAAAGAGGTAAATTTTGATAACACACCCGAGTTTCTAGCTTCTCAACACTATATTAACTTTTCAAAAACAGCATTAGATACAGATGTAGTGGCTGATGAAAATGGAAAGAAATATGTGTTAGCAGGTAGTTTATTAGGTGAGAGTGGCAAAGTGGTAAAGATAACTAGAGGAGGTTCTTCGGGTAGTTATACATACGCATTATCAGAAGACCCTGTAGGAATAGTTTTTTCAACTGTAGATGTTACTTATGGACCACAGGCAGTTGCTTCAATGGTAGAAGGTTATGTAATAATCGAAAGATTGCAAGGTGAGTATGTAAAAGAAGCTATAGAAATTATAAAGACAAAATTACCAAATATTAAATTTATGTAGGAGGATGAAATATGGCAAGAGTAGAAGAATTATTGTCAGTTCAAGAGCTGATAAACTATACAAAGACTAGAAAATTAAAAGAAACAATGGGGGATTTATTATTTCCAACTCAAAAGATAGAAGGACTTGAAATAAAGATGATAAAAGGTGCATCTAATCTTCCAGTGTCAGCAAGTGTTCATGCGTTTGATACAGAAGCAGAAATCGCATCAAGAGAAGGTGCTAATTTAAGTATAGCTGAACTTGCACTTGTGAAAAGAAAAATTAAACTAGATGAAAAAGATATAATTGTACTTGAACAACCAAGAAATTCTCAAGAAGAAACTCAAATGATAAATCAAATATTTAATGATGTTGATAATCTTGTATCAAGTGTAAATACTAGAATAGAAGCGATGAGAATGGAAGTTTTATCAACTGGAGAATTGAATATAAATGAAAATGGAGTTAAAGCTTCTTTAAAATATGGAACTCCAACAAATCATAAAGAAACAAAAACTTGGTCTAGTGGAACACCAGATATATTAGGAGATATTTATAATATGACTGATAAAATAGTTGTTGATACTGGATTTACGCCAACAAGGTCATTAACTTCTAAAACTATTTTAAATATAATATTAAGAGATGAAAAACTAAGAAAAGCTATATTTGGTGTAAATAGTGATAAACTACTTACTTTAAATGAATTAAATACATTTTTAGTTTCTCAATCTCTTCCTCCTATTTTTACTTATGATGAAAGATACAGAGTACAAGGCAAGGATGGTAAGTACACAACAAAGAGATTCTTAGATGAAAATAAGTTTATTCTTATGCCTGACGGCAAGATGGGAGATACTTTCTTTGGGCTAACAGCAGAGGAATTAGAACTTAGAAAAAACCCAGCAATAGATATTAGTTCAGTTGGAAATATAATTGTAGAACAATACTCTACTGCTGACCCAGTTGCTAAGTGGATAAAAGCAGTTGCAACAGCATTACCTAGTTTTCCTTATGCTGACCAAGTGTTTATGGGTACAATAAATTAGAGGTGTTGATATGGAAGTTGAAAGACTAAAAAAGCTTTTAGGGTTTAGTAGAGAAGATGATTCAAAAGATACAATACTAGAGTTTATACTAGAAGATGTAGAAGAAATGGTCAAAAACTATTGTAATGTACCTACTATACCAGAACAATTAAATAGTACTATTTTAAGAATGGCTATAGATATGTATAAAAATGAGAGTCTAGGAAGCGAAGATATTGCACTAGGCTCTATTTCTTCTATAAGCGAGGGCGATACATCAGTCTCCTATAGAAGTTCAGCTAGTGAATTTAAAGAATCTTTACTTAAAGATTATAAGTCACAATTAAATAGATACAGAAAAATTAGGTGGAAATAATGATGGATAAGACTAGAAAAGCAATAGAAATGATGTATAGAGATAAATGTACTATAGTTGAGTATCAGCCAATCAAAGACCCTATAACAAAGAGAACTAATAACAAAGAAATAGTAGTGTTGGAAAATCAATCTTGTAAGCTTTCATATAAAAATATAGTTTCTGCTACAGATGGAAAAGTGGCTAAGCTAGAGCAAACTATTAAACTCTTTATATCTCCAGAGATAGAAATTAAAGCAGGTTCAAAGCTTATTATAAATAATAAAGAGTATGTAAGAAGTGGAGAATCTGCTATATATCCAAATCATCAAGAAATAATACTTGAGTTATTTAAGGATAAAGCATAATGGCTAGATGGGGCAGTGTTGATTTTAGAGAGTTTAAAAGAGTTTGCAAAAAGATGGAGAAGCTTACAAAGATTGACTTAGATAAGTTTTGTAAGGATGCAGCAAGAGAATTAGCAGCAAGACTCTTAGGAAAAGTAATTAGAAGGACACCAGTTGATACAGGATTCTTAAGACAAGGATGGAATGGAGTGGCTTATGCTAGGTCGCTTCCTGTGTATAAACAAGGAAATAATTATATTATAGAAGTTGTTAATCCGACTGAATATGCAAGTTATGTAAATTTCGGGCATAGAACTAAAGATGGTAAGGGATGGGTTAAAGGACAACATTTCTTAACTATTTCAGAAATGGAGTTACAAGGTCAGATTGATAAGATTATAGAGAAAAAGCTATTAATTTTGTTGAAAGGAGTGTTTGATGCTTAATAATATTGTAGATGGAATATCTATTAAATTAGATAAGTCGTTTGGAAATGAATATACAATTTATAGTGAAGATGTGGAGCAAGGTATAAATGAACCTTGTTTTTTTATTTGCCCTCTAAATCCAAGTAATACACCATACCCAAATGGCAGGACATTAAAAAAGAACTCTTTTGATGTACATTATTTTCCCAAAAGTAATGATAAATCATTTGAAATAAATGAGATAGCTGAGATGCTACTGGAGGAATTAGAGTATATAGAAATTGATGGAGACTTAGTCAGAGGTACAAATATGAATTTTGAAATTATAGATAATGTTCTTCATTTCTTCGTTGATTATAACTACTTCACTATAAAAAGTAATGATACAGAAAAAATGAATGATGTTGAATTATTTGGTGGTTTGAAGAGAGGTGATAATTTTGAATAAGACATTAAGCAAAGGAACTGATTACAAGTTTACTAAGGAGCAGATAGTTAATTCTAAGAAGTATGTAAATAGAAAAGACTTATTAAATGCAATTTTAAAAGAAAATGAGTTATATTCCTTCTCAGAAGTAGAGGAAATAATAAATAATTTTATGAAAGGAGTGAGTTAGATGGCTTTAGGTGGAGGAACATTTGTAACACAAAATAAGGTCCTACCTGGTGCATATATAAATTTTGTAAGTGCTACAAGGGCAACCAGTTCATTATCGGATAGAGGTACTGTTGCAATGCCTTTAGAGTTAGATTGGGGCATAGATGAAGAAATTTTCACAGTAACCAGTGATGATTTTGAGAAGTATTCAACTAAGTATTTTGGATATGATTATACACATGAAAAATTGAAAGGTTTGAGAGATTTATTCAAAAATATAAGGTTGGGATATTTTTATAAATTAAATAAAGGCGTTAAAGCCAGTTGTACTATAGCTATAGCTAAGTATAGTGGAATAAGAGGTAATGACTTAAAGATAATAGTTACAACAAATATAGATGATAATGCTAAGTTTGATGTTGTAACACTTTTAGATAATAAGAAGGTAGATATTCAAGTAGCTAAAGTCATTACAGACTTACAAGACAATGACTATATCACTTGGAAGAAGGATGCAACACTAGAAGCAAGTGCAGGACTTGTATTTACTGGTGGAACTAATGGCGAAGCTGTGACAGGAGCAGAGTACCAAGCTTTCTTAGATAAAATAGAAAGTTATTCATTTAATGCACTAGGGTGTTTGGCTACAACAACAGATATTAAAAATTTGTTTGTAGAATTTACAAAGAGAATGAGAGATAAGGTAGGAGCTAAGTTTCAAACAGTACTATATAAGAAAAGTGATGCAGATTATGAAGGTGTAGTGTCTGTAGAAAATAAGATTAAAGATACTGAATTATTAGAATCTAGCTTAATTTACTGGACTACTGGAGCTATAGCTGGATGCGATATAAATAAATCTAATACTAATAAAAAGTATGATGGTGAGTTTGATGTTGATGTAAATTACACTCAGATACAGTTAGAAGAAGCTTTAAAAACTGGTAAATTTATATTTCATAAAGTTGGTGATGAAGTTCATGTGTTAGAGGACATAAATACTTTTGTATCATTTACAGATGATAAAAATGACGATTTTTCAAGTAACCAAAGTGTTAGAGTACTTGACCAAATTGCTAATGATATTGCAACTTTATTTAATGAAAAGTATTTAGGTAAAGTTCCGAATGATAAGGCAGGAAGAATAAGTTTCTGGAATGATGTTGTTAAACACCATAAAGAATTAGAGAATATAAGGGCAATAGAAGATTTTAAAACTGATGATGTTAGTGTAGAGCTTGGAAATGATAAGAAAACTGTCATAGTATCTGATGCTGTTAAGGTAATAAATGCTATGAGTAAACTGTATATGACAGTTTCAGTAAGCTAGAAAGGGGAGCGTTAGAATGGCTAAAAATATTACTATGAAGTCAAAAGATGCAATAAGTGCATCTTTGGCAGAATGCTATGTTACCATTGAAGGTAAAAGATACCTTCTTATGCAGTGTATCAAGGTAGAGGCTAAATTTAAGAAGAATAAAAGTAAGATACCAATTTTAGGGCAAACAGGAAAAGGAAACAAAACTACTGGATGGGAAGGCACAGGAAGTGCAACTGTTCATTATAATACTTCTATCTTTAGAAAACTTATGCTTAGATATAAGGAAACTGGAGAAGATATATATTTCGATATGCAAATTACTAATGAAGACCCAACAAGTTCAGTAGGTCGTCAAACTATTATATTAAAAGATTGCAATATGGATGAGGTTACATTAGCTAAATTTGATGCAGATAGTGAATATTTAGATGAGGATATAGATTTTACTTTTGATGATTGGGATATGCCAGAAGAATTTAAAATTTTATTAGGTATGATATAGAATACACATTTATAAATTATAGATGTGTGTTTTTTATATAAAAAATTAAAATAAAAAGGAGATTAAGATAATATGAGTAATTTAAGTGCTTTTTTAAGTCAAAATGCAATAAAGGTTGATAATGTAAAATATATAGCAAGTGATAGATTTTTAGATGAAGAAGGAAAGCCTGTTGAATGGGAATTAAGAGTTTTATCATCTGAAGAAGACGAAGCACTAAGAATAAAGTGTACTAAAAGAGTAAAAGTGATTGGTAACAATGGTAAGCATACTGGACAATATACAAGTGAAATTGACTACAATAGTTATGTAGCTGAATTATGTGTAGCATCTACAGTATTTCCAGATTTAAAGGATGCCGAACTCCAAAATAGTTATGGAGTAATGGGAGAAGCTCAGTTATTAAAGACAATGCTTACAGCAGGTGAGTATGTCAATTATACAGTAAAAGTTAACGAGGTTAATGGATTTGATACAACATTTGAAGATAAAGTAGAAGAAGCAAAAAACTAATTCGAGGTGGCGATTTTGATGCTAGTATTACTCATTATTGTATCCAAAAATTAAAGTGGAAACCAGGTGATTATATGGGATTAGAGATTAATGAGAGAGCATTAGCAGCCGCCTCAATACTTGTTAAGATAGAGGATGAAGAGGAAGCTATGAAAGAAGCTGAAAGAGAGAGAAAGAGGGGACGAAGAAGATAGCAAAATAAAAAAATAAATATAGAATAGGTAAAATATGTAAGAATTATATGATATAATAATTGTAGCAAGAAGATGTAATCTACAATTTATAGAGTGGAGTTCATACAAAAGATTATCCTCCCAACGTATAGAAGGGAGGTGAGTATGTATGGATAATTTTTTACAAGGTGTACTAGCAAGTTTAGTTGCCAGTTTAATAGTTTACTTAACTAGTAAGTTATTTAAAAAAGTAAAAAGCCACTCAAACACGACTAAGAGTGACTTTGATTTTAAACTTACAATCAAGTTTAAAAGAAATAAACATTAATTTTTAGAACTTCACTCTAGTTTCAAATAGATTGTAGTTCTTCTTGCTTTTATTATACCACAAATTGGTACAGATATTCAAAAATAATATATTTATGATATAATAAAAATGTAGAAGTATTGTGGTATTTCAGCTTCGAGTAAATTGTCTAAAATGTTATAGATGGTTTTATATTAACTATATAGTATGTAAATATTAAAATATTTTCAATTACTTATTCTTAAATAAACTAATAATAAGATTAAATATAATAAATCCAGTTGTTGAACCTAAAGCACTAACAGGTACTGATGACATATTAGCGAAATTATTCAATGCTGATAGACATAACATTACTATAGAAACTATAACTAAATAAGATATCACTGTAAAAAATGGAATTGAAATACTTATATTTAACTCTGCTTCATATTCTTTCATAATATCATTCCTTTCAAATTATTTTACTTAACTTTATTATAGCATTTAAACATAATTAAATGTAAAAATACAGTTAAAAATTAATTGAAAATATCAATTATATGTTATGATATAATAAAAATATAGAAGTTTTGCAGTGTGCGATATTTGTTACAAAGTAGGGCTTAACACTTGAAATATAAGGCATTGAGGGTATGTGATAAGTGTTATCATTTGCACTACTCATGGTTCACTGCAAATTTGAGAGAGATGCGTATGTGTAGGTATTGGAAATGCTAAGTTTATTTTGGGATTTTAGATTAACTAAGTGGAATGTAAATTGCTAAAGAGTACATTGTTTCTCATGTTAGTTTCTTCATTTTAGATTAACTAAGTGGAATGTAAATTATCTATATATTTAATACATTGCATCTTCTTTTTCCAAGTTTTAGATTAACTAAGTGGAATGTAAATTTTATTCTTGGTACAAATATATCTATTGTATTAGAAGTTTTAGATTAACTAAGTGGAATGTAAATTTTAATTTATTTATGTACTTAATTATTGTATCAAATGAGTTTTAGATTAACTAAGTGGAATGTAAATTTATTTTATCATAGTCTTTTGCTAAAGAAAGTATGTGTTTTAGATTAACTAAGTGGAATGTAAAGGACTTTGTAAATGCTGAGAGTGTAGATGATATAGACAGTTTTATATTAACTATGTGGGCTTAAAATTAAAAATAATCAAAAAACACTTGCTTATGGTAGGTGTTTTTTTATTGAAAGGATGTGATAATAATGTAAAAATTTTACTAATATAGTATAATAATGCTATAAAATTATGTAGGGGGTAATCTTATGGGATTATTTGGAGGTAAAGAACCATGTTGCATATGTGGAGGAAAGGGTAAAAATAAAGTTTTAGAAAATGAATATCTGTGCAATAATTGCTTTGTTGATTTTACAATATTCTCTAGTGAAAGATTAAAAACAACTAGTGCAATGCAAGTATTAGCAGACCATGAGGGAATAAGAAAGTTTATAAATTTTTCTAAGAAAAATAGAGACCTATTAGAAAAATTTGTTGAGACAAATAAAATTAATAGATTCATATCAATTGATGAAAATAATAAATTTATTAAAATATCAGATATTCGTAAAGGCGGAGATATAATAGAAACCGTATATGCAACTGATGAAATTATAGAGTTTGAACTTTTAGAAGATGAAGAGTCTATAGTTAGTGGTGGTTTAGGAAGAGCTGTAGTTGGGGGTGCTTTATTTGGTGCAACTGGAGCTGTAGTTGGAGGTGTAACAGGTAAAAAAACAACAAGAAAGATTGTCAATACATTTAAAATCAAAATAACATTTAATAATATTAATAATCCTTTAGAATATATTAATTTGATTAATACAAGGACAAAAACTAATTCATCTATATACCAAAATGCTTGTAATGAAGCACAAGAGATTTTATCAGTACTTTCAATAATTGTAAAAAACAATGATAAAGCTAACAATGAACAAGATAAAACTAGTAGTTCAATAGAGCAAGTAAAAGGATTGAAAGAGCTACTAGATATAGGAGCAATAACAGAAGAAGAATTTAATACTAAGAAAAAAGAATTATTAAATTTATAATAACTAGACACTTACTTATGTAGGTGTTTTTTTATGTAAAAATTTGAGGAAGGAGAGTGAAAACATGGCTACAATACAAACATCCATTAGAATTTTTGACGGAATGACTCCTGCGTTTCGTAATATGACTAATGCTATTAACACTACAATTAACAGTTTTGATAGGCTGCAACAAAGGTTGCATAATCCTATTAATGCAGGCAACATACAAACATCTCAGCAGAGTTTAAATAATATTGAAAATATCTTAACTAGAATAGAACAGAATATAGGAAAAGCAGATGAACAACAGAGAAGATTTAACGAAGATATTAATAAGGGGGCAAGCAATACAGATAGATTGCTTGGAAGTGTTAAAAAGATTACTGGAGCCTATATGGGTTTAAAGACGATAGGAGGTTTAGGTAGTTTAAGTGACCAAATGACTAACACTAATGCACGCTTGAGTATGATAAACGATGGACAATTATCTGACGGAGGACTAAATAAGATGATTTTCCAGTCTGCTGAAAGGTCTCGTGCATCTTATCTAGATACTGCACAAATAGTTTCGCGTATAGGAATGAATGCAGGTAGTGCATTTTCTAGTACTAGAGAAATAGTAAGTTTTGCAGAGCAACTTAACAAAAAGTTCATAATAGCAGGAGCTAGTACTCAAGAAATGAGTTCAGCATTATTGCAGCTGACTCAAGGTTTAGGAAGTGGTGTGTTGAGAGGTGAGGAGCTGAATGCCGTGTTTGAGTCAGCACCTAACATCATCAAAAGTATTGCGGATTATCTCGATGTCGACATAGGAAAAATAAGAGGAATGGCATCAGAGGGAATGTTAACAGCAGATATTGTAAAAAACTCTTTGCTTGCAGCATCAGCTGAAACAAATGCTCAGTTTGAAAAAATGCCTTACACTTTAGGTCAGATTTTCACATCTATCAAGAATAATGCAGTAATGATATTTGGAGCTATACAAAAGAAAATTGAGGACACGGTCTCAAGTAGGGGATTCCGAACCTTTATAACTGATGTTACAGATTCGTTGTATGTCTTGGGAGCTGTTGGATATAATGTTTTCAATGGGTTTATTGATTTATTGAGTAGTCCAGCATTTAGTGGATTTTTTAATCTGATGATTGTTGGAGTTAGTCTAGTAGCTCAAGGGTTAGGGTGGATAATAACACAAGCGCTAAGTGTTGCTAATGTATTTGCACAGAATTGGTCAATTATTGCTCCTGTGATTTGGGGAATTGTAGGAGCTTTTATTGCTTACAAAGTTATAATATATTCAGTTTTAATAGCCCAAACAATTTACACAGCAATTACTTTTACACAGTGTTTTGTGACAGCGCTTCTCAGTGGAGAACTATATGTTGCTACAAAAGCAATGCTTATACATCAATTAATGACTATGGGGGTAAGCAGAGCTAATGTGACATTATGTGCGACTATGATTATGGTTGTATCAGCTGTAGCCTTAGTAATAGCAGCAATATTTGTAGCAGTGGCTATATTCAATCATTTTGCAGGAACTAGTATTTCTGCAACTGGAGTAGTAGTAGGAGCTTTTTATTTCTTAGGAGCTTGTATTTATGACGTATTCGCAGGAGCTTGGAACATAGTTATGGCATTTGCAGAGTTCTTTGTTAATTCATTTAATATTTGTATCTATGGTGTACAGATGTTATTCTATAATCTTGCAAATTTTGTTATAAACTCAATGGGCGATGTTGGAGGTTCTTTCGATAGATGTGCAACAACACTTGCAAATGTATTTATAAATGGAGTAAATTTAGCAATAAAAGCGGTAAATGGCTTAATTGAATTAATTAATAGAATACCTGGAGTAAATATAGATACATTTGGTCATGGTTATACAAAAAATATAGGCTCTGTCGTTGGAAGTTTAAAAAATTACCAAAAAACATTAAAAGAACCTGTAAAACCACAAGACTGGAAAGCTCCATACGCAGAAATTAAAGACCCATTCGATTCTTATAAAAAAGGATATGAAGTAGGTAGAAACTTAGAGTATAAAATAAAAGGTGCGTTCGACATTAATAAGATAGCAGAAAAAGCTAAGAAAGATTTAGGCTTAGATGACCTTTGGGACAAAAAGTATGGATTAGGAGATGGATTTGGTTCAGCAGGGCTTAATTCTCCACTTAACGACGCAGCAAAAGGAGCAAAGGACACGGCAGGAAACACTGCAAAAATGGCTAAAACAATGGATAAAAGTCAAGAAGATTTAAAATATCTTAGAGATATTGCAGAGCAGGAGGTAATAAACCGATTCACAGGAGTAAACATTAAAATTGACATGAACAATACAAACAACATAAGTAAAGATGCAGATGTGGATGGTATAGTCAATATTTTAACTGAAAAATTAAATGACGCTATGGTTGTATCAGCAGAAGGAATAGTTTAGAGAGGAGGTGTAATCGTGGCTTATGATTTTTACTTGGATGGAGTACAATTACCAATCACACCTGGCAAATTAGAAATAAAAACAACAAATAAAAATAAAACTGTAGACCTTATAAATGATGGAGAAGTAAACATATTAAAGACTCCTGGTCTATCTGAAATAAGTTTTGAAGCAGAGTTTACACACAATAAATTACCGTTTTACAAAGGTGCTTTTAAAGATGTTCAATTCTTTTTGAGTAAATTAGAACTATTAAAAACAGATTGTAAGCCATTCCAATTTATTGTTTCAAGAGAAATGGGTGGAAAAGTATTATTTAATACTAATATGAAAGTATCCTTAGAGGAATATAACATAGTAGAAGATGCAGACAATGGCTCAGATACAAAAGTTGCAATAAAATTAAAGCAATATAGAGATTACTCAACTAAAAAGTTAGTACTTGCAACACCTGAAAAGACAAACTATGGCAGGACTCCCCCTCCAGTCATGAAACCAAAAGAGTTTAGACCAGATTCATCCAATAAGCCAAATGGTAAAACATATACAGTCAAGGCAGGGGATTCTCTTTGGGCAATTTGTCAAAAGCAATTAGGAAATGGTTCACTATATAAGAAAGTATATGAACTAAATAAATCAATGATGGATAAGGCAAATAAGGGGAAGAATTTAAGTAAATATACTATTTACAAAGGGCAGGTGTTGAGGCTTGTCTGATGATTTAGTGTTAGCAAATGATAGAGATGTAAGATTAGTCATAGCACATTGGGAAGATTTCTATGAACCTGTCGTTTTAGATGGAATCACATGGGAGATAGAAAGACGAGGAGCGCCAAGTAAATTAGAATTTACAATAGTCATGGATGATATACTACAATTCTGTGAAGGTAACTCTGTAAGGCTGTATTATAAAGGAATAGGTATATTCTATGGATATATATTTCAGAAGAAAAGAGATAAAGAAAATCACATCAAGATAGTTGCTTACGACCAGTTGAGATATTTTAAGAATAAAGATACTTACGTATATAGTAATAAAACTGCAAGTGAACTTGTAAAAATGTTGGCTAAAGATTTTAATTTGAAATACAATGTCATAGAAGATACAAAATATAAAATATCTAGGATAGAAGAAAATAAAACACTCTTTGATATGATTTTAACCGCACTAGATGATACTCTAAGAGAGAAAAAGGAAATGTATACCTTGTATGATGATTTTGGAAGAATAACATTAAAGAATGTTGCATCAATGAAATTAGATACTGTTATGAATAATGATGTAATAGAAGATTTTGACTATAATTCATCAATAGATAGTGATACTTATACAAAGATTAAACTTGTGAGAGATAATGAAGAAACAGGAAAAAGAGATGTGTATATTGCTCAAGACTCAACACATATAAGGAGCTGGGGAATACTTCAAATGTTTGATACAGTTGATAAAAACATGAGTGAAGCAGAAATAAAACAAAAGTGTGATATACTTCTAAAACTATATAATAAGAAAACTAAGTCATTGAGTTTAAAAAATGTACTTGGTGATATTAGAGTGAGAGCAGGTTGTTTAATACCTGTTTTTTTAGATTTAGGAGATATTGAATTACAAAATTATATGTTAGTTGAGAAAGTAAAACATACATTTGAAAATAATTCACACTTTATGGATTTGACCTTGGTTGATGGAGACGAATTTGCTTCTTATTCTTCAAGTTCATATTCAAGTGGAAATAGTAATAATAAAAATGAGAAACAAAATGGTCCTGCACAAAGTACTACAAAAAAAAATACAGGAAGAAAAGTACCAGCATTATTTACAGCATATTATCCTGGACCTGGTATAGAAGGTGGAGATAAAGATTGTACTGGAAAAAAATTAGTGCCTAAAAATCAAACTTGTGCAGCTCCTATGGATGTAAAGAAATATTATAAAAGTTGGTATAGTGAAAAGTTTTTAAAGGACCATCCATTTATAAAACTAAATGATAAAATCAAAGTAATATTACCAGGTTCATCTATAGATGGAAAAACCTATACAGTTAGAGACAATGGAAGTGCTATTAATATATCTTCATCAGGAGTTTATGACATAGATATATTAATGTCTACAGCAAGTGAGTGCAATAGGTTTGGCAAAAGAAAAGGGTATATAATTATAAATGGAGAGGAAGAAGAAACTTATCAAATTCAAGGTAATAACCAAAACAGTAATACAAATAACAATTCTAAAGCAGATAAACTAATTAATATAGCAAAGAGTAAATTAGGTTGTAAATATGTATATGGAGCTACAGGACCTAATAATTTTGATTGTTCTGGATTTACTCAATGGTGTTATAAAAATGCTTTAGGAATTACAATTCCAAGAGTATCGTCATCGCAAGGAAATGCAGGTAAAGGAGTAGATAAAAGCAATTTACAACGAGGAGACTTGGTGTTTTTTTCTAGTAATGGACCTAAAGGTAAGATAAATCATGTTGGTATGTATATTGGAAATAATGAGTTTATTCATTCTCCTCATACTGGTGATGTAGTAAAAATAACTAGCCTAAATGGAAGTTATTATAAGAAAAATTATGTGAGAGCTAGAAGATTTATATAGGTGAGGTGATAAAGTGTCTCAAGAATTATTACAAATAATTAAAAAGGCTGCAATGGATGCAGTAGAAACAAGCAATCCAATGACACTTGCATTTGGGACTATAGAAAGTGTTAATCCTTTGGTAGTTAAGATAGAGCAGAAAGCATCTTTTGAAGAATTTTTTCTAATACAAACAGAGACATTTAAAAGATATACAGATAAAAAAATAGGAGATAAGTTAGTTTTAATTCGTATGCAAGGAGGGCAACAATACTTGATTTTAGATAGGATGTGATAGAGTGTTACCAAGTGATAATTTAGATTATGACATTGAAGATGTCTCAATAATTAATTTTGATGTAAGGCAAGAACCAAGTAAGACATTTAAACTTCATATAGAAAAAAATAGAGTAGATGGTATTTGTGATGATGTGGAAGCATTAAAACAAACCATCTTTTTAATTTTAAACACAGAGAGGTATGAGCATTTAATATACAGTAGAAATTATGGAGTCGAGTTGAACGACCTTATTGGAGAGCCTATATCCTTTGTAATACCCGAACTTGAAAGGCGAATCAAAGAAGCACTAATTCAAGATGATAGGATTGAAAATGTAGATAATTTTGAATTTCAAAATGTAAAAGGAAAAGTACATTGTAAGTTCACAGTTTACAGTAAATATGGAAATATAAAAGCAGAGAAGGTGGTGAGTGTATAATTGTTTGAGTTAATGACATTTGAAAATATAATTAAAAGAATGTTAGATAGTGTACCAGATACTTTTGATAAAAGGGAAGGTTCTATAATATATAATGCCTTGGCACCAGTTGCTATAGAACTTACAGAGACTTACATTGCAATGGATGAATTACTAGACCAAACCTTTGTTGATACTGCTAGTTATTACTATTTAGAGAAGAGATGTAAAGAGAGAGGAATCACACCTCTCGAAGCCACTAATACAATTGCAAAAGGAGTTTTTAACATAGATATTCCTATTGATTCAAGATTCAACTTAGGAGAGTATAACTATGTAGCAATTGAGAGAATATCTGAAGGTATATATAAGATGAAATGTGAAACTGCTGGACCTATATTTGAACTTGGTCAGTTGATTCCAATTGAATATATAGATGGTCTTGAAACTGCTGAGTTAACAGAAATATTGATAAATGGAGAAGATGAAGAATCTGAGGACAGTTTAAGACAAAGATATTATGATAGTTTAAATTCTCAATCTTTTGGGGGTAATATACAAAACTATAAGGATGAAGTTAATAAATTGCCTGACGTTGGGGGAGTTAAAGTATATCCAGTTTGGAACGGTGGAGGTACTGTTAAGTTAGTAATAATTAATTCTAACTTCAAAGTTCCATCTAGTGATTTAGTTAATTTAGTTCAAGAAGAAATTGACCCTCTACAAAACCAAGGAGAAGGTCTTGGATTAGCACCAATTGGACACCGAGTCACAGTTGAAGGAGTTACAAGTACAACTATAAATATATCAGCAGAAATAACATATAAGAGTGGATATACATGGGAGAATATAAAAACAATTGCAGAAGAAGCAGTTGATGACTATTTAAATGAACTTAATATGAGTTGGGAAGATGAAGAAAACTTAATAGTCCGTATATCTCAGATAGAAACTAGATTACTTAGTATTGATGGAGTATTAGACATTGCAAATACAATGATAAATAGCATTGCATCTAATCTTAATGTTGATAAAGATTCTATAGTATTAAGGGGTGAAGTAGTTGGATAAAGAGATTAATCTAATAAATTACTTACCACAAATTCTGCAAGATAAAGAAGAATATATAAAAATATTTAATGCAGAAAATAAAGAAATAAAAACATTACATGACAAATTAAATGACCTATCAAATGACCAGTTTTTAGAGGACCTAACTATAAGTGGTATAAAAAGATGGGAAAAGATAATGTCTATAAATCCCAAGTCAAATGAGACTTTAGAAGATAGAAGATTTAGGATTTTTAGTAAATATATAAGTAAATTACCTTATTCAGAGAGATTTCTTAGGAACTGGTTAGATAGTATAGTTGGAGAAGGTAATTATGAGTTAACTATAAATAATGCTACTTATAATATACATTTAGAAAGTGATGCTAGAAATCAGGATTGGTTTGAGGAAGTTCATTCTTTTGTAAGTAATATTAAGCCATGTAATATGACTTTAGATTATACTAGGGTGCTTATAAGCAAAGACAATTATATGAATTTTGGTATAACAACTCTAATGGGTCAAGAAATAACTATATACCCTTGGAGTCCACCAGATATAGAAACTTATGGAGAAATTGATGTATTAACTGGCAATGGAGTTGGATACCAAGAGGTAACAATATTTTAGGAGGTGATATATTGGCTATAGATAAAAGTTATTACACTATAATTACAGATGTAGGAAAAGCAAAGATAGCAAATGCAAGTGTCACAGGTAATAAAGTGGGATTTGTAAAAATTCAACTTGGTGATGGAGGAGGGAGTGAATATACTCCAACTGAGAGTCAGACAGCTCTTAAAAATGTGGTATGGGAAGGCAATATCGGAAATACAACTACAGATGAAGCTGCACCAAATTGTATAATATTAGAGAGTTTAATACCATCAAGTGTAGGCAGGTTTATGATAAGAGAAATAGGATATTTAGATGATGAAAATAATTTAATTGCCATTTCTAAATACAAAGAGTGTTATAAACCTTCTATAGAACAAGGTGCAGTGGTAGACATGAAGGTTAAAACTGTGCTTATTGTATCTAATGTAAATAATATAGAACTTAAAATTGACCCAACAATAATCTTTGCAACACTCAAAGATATACAAGACTTAGAAACTAAAATAGGTACTGTTAATACTAAAATTGATACAACCAAAACAGAATTAACAAGCAACATAGAAACTGCTAAAACAGAGTTGAACAACAAAATAGGTGATACAACACAACTTACTACAACAGATAAAACAAATATAGTTAGTGCCTTAAATGAGGTAAAAGCTAGTGTAGATAGTATAGAAACAACAGCAGAGAAAACAAGCTATAATAATGCTACTAGTAATCTTACTGCTACGAATGTGCAAGGGGCAATAGATGAAGTGGTTGCAAAGATAGAAAAATTTAATGAGGTTAATATATCTATACAAAATGATATGTTACCTATATAAGAGAGGAGAATAAAATGCAGACAGAATGGAATTTTGATTATATAGGTGCAGAACAAAGTGTAACATTAAAACCTGCTAAATATAAATTAGAATGCTGGGGTGCTTGTGGTGGTAGTAGGACAAGTTCTCCACCTGGTCAAGTTAAAGGTGGTTATACTTGTGGTGAACTTGTTTTAAAAAAACAAACTGTTTTATATGCTTATGTTGGTCAATCTGGTTATGAAAAAGTTAATTCTGGAGAGCCTCTTTCTTCTTCTAGAAGTTATAATGGTGGTGCTAGTGCTAATGATGTTACAGTTGGTTCTTATAAATATTCATCTCGTGGTGGTGGTGCTACTGATTTTAGGCTTATTGGTGGTGAATGGGATAATCCGCAAGGATTGCTATCACGTATAATAGTTGCAGGTGGCGGTGGTAGTAGTAGAGCTGCTACTGTTGGTTCGTTTGGTTTAGGTGGTGGTTTTGTTGGTAGCATAGGCGTTGGAGGTGGATACACTTGCACTGGTGGTAGTCAGTATGAAGGTGGCATAGCTTATGGTAGTTCATATAATGCTTCATTTGGAAAAGGTGGAGGAGGAAGTGGCTATGCTTTAACTAAAGATAGTTATAAACCAAAAGGATATATACCAACATCTGAATATTGGTTAGAAAATGTTAATAGTATTGCAGGTGATAATACTAGTAATGCTCATGGTTATGCTAAAATAACATTACTACAAGCATTGCCATTTTTAAGTATAATTTCTTACAATTCTACTACAGCTACATTTAAAGCTGACCACACAGACCCTACTTTATTGACTAAGATAGAATATTTTATAGATGATGTACTAAAAGAAACTATAACAACAGATTTAACAGCAGAAAAAACAATTAACTATACAGTAGAAGATAATGCACTACACACACTTAAAATAGTTGTTACAGACAGTGCTAATGCTACAGCAGAAAAAGTACTAAGTATAAGCAAAGGAATTGCACCTCTTCCTGCTGGTTCTACAACAGATGAAGTTACAAACAAATGGATAGAGATTAAAGATACATTCAAAAGTGGCAAAACAAGTATTATAAATACTTTAGCATTAAAGAACATAGAAGCAAGTTTAAATAATACGCTAGTAGAGTTATCAGAGAAAATAAAAACAAGTTTTGATAGTTCAGACGCTAGTGTGCAAGATTTGATGAATCAGCTAACACAAGCTAATAACACTATATCACAGTTAAATTCTAAATATAAATATGCCAGTGGTACTATTGATGTTGTTAAAAATAGTTCTTTAATGGCTAATTTATATGGAGAGTCCTTTGGTAGACAACCTGGTACTTGGCTTAAGATTGATAATTTAGGTTTTATTCCTAATATTTTTGTTGCTGGATGTCAATATGTTACTTCTAATAATTATATTTTTAAACACATTGTTATTGCTACTTATAATATAAAGTGGTTTTGGGATAAAAAAGATTTTTCGGCTAGAATTGTATTTACTAAAGAAAAAAAATTCTAATCAAGATTTTAGTGGAAGTGGACTTATTTATTCAAATAATGAGCGTGATGTATATATGAATAATAAAGGTATTAATGTTCCTGCAAGCAGTCCCAATGCTTCTAGCTACTTACATTCTTGGCATGCTATAAAAATTATATAAAAGAGGTGACAAAGTGAATAGAACAAATAGAATAATTTACGACCAAACTAGTAAAATATTACTCCAAACTGGAGAAGCAACAGGAGACATATTAGAGCATGATACAATAAAAGAATTACATTATATTGATATTGAATATGGAAGTATAGACTATACAAGAAATAGAATTATAGGTATAAATATAGAAACAAAAGAACCAATTTTAGAGGAAATACCAACATTTATTTCAGATGAAGAAAAGAGAATACAAGAGTTAGAAAATCAATTACTAATTGCAGAAAATGAAAAGGTAGGAGGAATTTTATAATGAATATAAATAATGTTGTAGTAAGAATATTAGCAGAGAGAATATTAAATAAGGGATTAAATCCTCTAAAAAATAGAGTATTTGAACTTGATGATGTTACTAACACAGAGTACAGGATGGCAGTTGAAAACTACATTATAGAACATAGTGGAGTAGTAGAAGGAACACAACCTACAAAATAGGTAATGTTCCTTTTTTAATATCAAAAAATTAGGAGGCCTACATGAATGAAGAAGTTATAAAAGAAAAAATAAAACGAAATGAAATAAGAATAAACAGACATAGTGATGAAATAGACGAATTAAAAGTGGCAAATATAGAGTCTAAAGCAGAATTAAAAGCATTGTGTGAGAACTTAAACTCACTTACAAGTATGTTGAAATGGCTAATTGGAACAATGATTACAACACTTATAGGATTCTTTATATTTGCAGTTCAAAGAGGAATATTTTAATTAGGAGGATAAAAGATGGATAATTTAATAAGTTTTATACCAGAGCAGTTGCTAATTTTAGTAGCTGCTCTCTCTATTATAGGTAAAGGTTGTAAAAAATATAAACAACTAGATAATAAATACATTCCAATTATATTACTTGTGTTGGGAATCGGATTTTCTATTTGGATGCTAGGGCTTAGTCCTAACGCAGTACTACAAGGTGTAATTTGTTGGGGAATATCAATAGGTATAAATCAAACTTATAAACAGTTGAAGGAGGAAAATAAATGATGAAAGTAGCAATAAGGACATACACTAACAGGAAAAGGAACAGGGGCAGTTGGTTATATAGATGAAGGAAAAGAAAATAGAATACTAACTGATTTAATTGTTACATGGTTGAAACAAGGTGGAGCTATTGTGTATACTGGAAAAGTAGATAAATCTAATAACTATTTAGCAGAACAATGTAAAATTGCCAATAGGCAAAATGTAGACTTAGCAGTACAAATCCATTTCAACGCAAATAAAACAACTTTAAATTCTATGGGTACAGAGACAATATACAAAACTAACAATGGCAAAGTGTATGCAGATAGAGTAAATACTAAATTAGCAACTGTATTTAAAAACAGAGGTGCAAAATCGGACGTAAGAGGTCTTTACTGGCTTAGTCATACAAAAGCACCAGCAATATTAATAGAAGTGTGCTTTGTAGACAGTAAAGCAGATACAGACTATTATATTAGGCATAAAGACATAGTCGCTAAATTAATAGCAGAAGGCATTCTAAATAAAAAAATAGATAACGAGGGAGTTAAACAGATGTACAAACATACAATAGTTTATGATGGAGAAGTTGACAAAATCCCTGCGACTGTGGTTGGCTGGGGTTATAATGATGGAAAAATACTGATATGTGATATAAAAGATTATGTACCAGGTAAGACAGAGAATTTATGTGTTGTAGGGGGAGGGGCATGTGAGAAGATAGGTTCTATTACTAAAGAAAAATACACAATGATAAAAGGTAATGATAGATTTGATACACTTTATAAAGCATTGGATTTTATCAATAGGTTGTAAACTAAATATAAAGGCGAAAACCTAGTATGGTTAATGCCTTTTAAAATTTAAACTTTATACTAATTTTGTTTACATAAAATTTAAGGTAGCTATATTCTTATCTAATAGTAAATAATTTTATGAAAATTTTATTTGATGTTATTCGCTTTACTGAGTATTATAATTTTAGTAATTTCTTAAATTCATTTTCTAATTCTTCTTTTGATAATGAACTATCTAAATCTAAAGGTTTAATTGTTTCTGCATTATTAAATGCATCAGGTGCACATGCTCTACATGGGCAATCTTCACAGAATATGTCTTCTGCTTGTAATATTGCACCAAAAGTATTTATGCTATGTGGTGCAAGACTTAAGTCCTTGCTTGAACCATCAAAAACATAG